ATGGAATGGGTGCATGAGTATATTATGTTCTGCTTGGAATACGAACATAAAGTTAAAAGTACCAGAGATACCAAGAGGCATACCATCACTAAAACTCCCCTGTCCGAAAGGGTAAACTAAGAACACTGCGAGAGCTGCGGATAGTGGAGCTGTGTAAGCTACAAAGATCCAAGGTCTCATTCCTAGTCTGTAAGATAGTTCCCATTGTCTTCCTGCATAGGCTGCGACACCTATCAAAAAATGGAATACAACGAGTTGATATGGTCCGCCATTGTATAGCCACTCGTCCAAAGTGGCGGCTTCCCATATAGGATAAAAATGTAGTCCGATTGCGTTAGAGGAGGGGACGACTGCTCCTGATATTATGTTGTTTCCGTACAACAACGAGCCTGATACTGGCTCACGTATGCCATCTATATCTACAGGCGGTGCTGCGATAAAGGCGAGTATAAAACATGTAGTGGCTGCTAGTAAGCAAGGTATCATAAGTACACCAAACCATCCCACATAGAGACGGTTCTCGGTACTTGTTACCCACTCACAAAATCTTTGCCAATTACTTGTGCCTTCTCTTGTTAGTGAGATTGCTGCCATTTAAAAAATTCCGGGTATGATTTGTCCTGTTGTTACGTAGGCTCCTAGAGCTGCTACGAAACCGAGCATTGCTGCCCAGCCATTAAATCTTTCTGCTTCGGGTGTCATTAGTTTTTGTTTTGGTAAAACCTCTATTGGAGGTTCGTAAGGGTATTCGTTATAAAGTAAATTATCTAAGTCTCTAGTCTTCATGGTCCGACCATTAACTGTTTACACTTGCCTGTCTTTGGGTCTCTTGCGAAACCACTAGGGCAAGGTCTTTGGTGTTTGCGTTCTTTAACAGAACCGTCTTCACTGTATGTTTTTGCCATTAATCTTCATCTATATATGTAAATGTTATATTCCCTGCAACTACTAATCTTTCTTCTGCTACAACTGGTGCAACTCTATGCCAACACCAAGATGGAAAGTAAATAAGATCACCTTCATTTTGTTCTGGAGGTGTCCAGTCTTCTCTTTCCTCAGTTATAAATTTAAAAGATTTTTCTTTGTCAGGTTTTATAAAATGCACAAATGATATGTGTGGATGCCCGTCGCCTACTCCATGATGGTGGCGTTTATGTTTGATGCCGTTAGTGTAAAGCTGTGACCAATACGAAAATTCATACTGAGTAGTTGAATATAATCCAAGGTTCTTAGTAATGTCTTCTAGTATCTTCGTATATTTTTTTGCCCAGATTTTATCTGGTCTACTAAATATTTTGAAGTAATAAGAGCTGACTGGGTACCCACGTATAGTCATCCCAGATCCAAGCCTTTTTAATTCACTAACGACTTGATTGATTTCTCTCTCTGGAAATTTTATATTGTCGTGCACCCAGTAAGAGGGTTGGTACATGACTTAAAATTGTAGATCTGATTGTTCTAGTTTTGCTACAACATCTGCTCTGTAAGCTGGGTCATTCTCATAACGAGGGTCTCCCATGGCTGCAACAAGTTCAGCTTGTGATCTAAAGATTTCTCCAGATCTACTAGGTGCTTTACCTTGTAGCATCCTGCCTTCATAACCGTTAGCTTCATTGTATTGAGATTGCAGTCCTTGGAAAGCTATTCCAATAGCTGCTATATTTCCTGAATCAACAACTGAATCGAATGCATTTATCTGCTGCTCGGGTAAGTTACTTGCAGCCCAGTCAATAACTGTGTTGTAATTACTTTCTCCGCCTGCTGCGTTTTGCACTTGATTAACTTGTGCTTCAGACATCTCAGTACTTCCAGAAGGTGCTTGAGGATTCTTAGCTTGGATATCTAGATAGGCATTTACCAAATCTTGGCTGCTCATACTAGAGAACTTAGCTATTGTTTCTTCACTAAGTTTTCCTTCGTTTGCGTAGTACTCTTCGGACGCTTCGTTGATTAAACTGACCGCAGGAGACGCATCAGGTACCTCCTCATCACTTCCTTCCTTCGATCCTTCTCCTTCTTCTGTTTCTTCTGTTTCTTCTTGTCCAAGTTTCTTTTGTAATGCTAAGTATGCTTGTTCTAAATCTTCTGAATTTTTATATTTACCAGCTAGTAAGCCTTCTTGTTCTGCTACCAGCTTCTCGCCAACCTCTAGAGAATCCTGTTCTTCAGAGGTTAATACTTCAGTATCAGGAGAGTTATCATTAGTAAATGTTTCTGCCATTCTATTCTTGTGGTGGTTGTTCTTGCGTCATGCCTTGCATGTTTTCTGTGTCAGCTAGTTTAGAGTTTGCGAACTGACCAGCTTGTTCAAGCAGTGTTTGATTCTGCTGTTTCTCCATAAGCTGTTGTTGTTCTTGTGCCATCTGTTCTTCAGTCTTAACAAGATTCAATACATCAATACCTTGAGCAGCAGCCAATCTCTTGATTGCTTCTAATGGATTTATATATTTCATCAATGCTTCTGGACCTAAAGTTTGAGCGATGGTTCCAACAAACATTTGCAAAGCTTCTCGATCTTGACCTCTTCCTAAAGCATTTACACCAGCCACGATTGTAGGTCTGACGATTTCTTTTGGTAATTTAGGTATTTGATTAGATCTTTCTAAAACTAATAGTGTTCTATTGAGGTAGGGGATTAGAAACTCAACAGTTAATAGTGAAAATATTCCACCTAGCTGTTGTTCAAGTTCTAACTGAGTGAGGCGCACCTCCTCTGCGGTTACTCTTTCTGCATTTCTTACGTTCATAACTAAGAAAGCTTCAAGCAATCTCCTCTCTATAGCTTGAGCCATATTTGCAGCAGTAGCAAAGTCAGCAGTCTTTCCGACTTGCACAACTTGTACATCTTCTGCCCTGCCCTGTACTATTGCTCCATTTCCAGCCTTTGCAATAGCTGATGGTTTTGTTGTCGAGCTTGGGCTAACCAGAAAAATAACTTTACTGGCAGCAGCAGCTCCCTCGACGAGAGCTTGCGATAATCCTTCGAGAGATTTGAGATCACCAAGGAACTCTTCTACTCTTCCACGTCCGTATTGTTCTCCGTCTACAGAATTAAAAGTTAGTACGAGCCAAGGGCTTGCACTCTTTGGAGAACTACTACGTGTGTTAGGTATTATCTTATCGAGAACCTCTTGATGCCATACCCATCTGCCGTTATCTAGTTTCACGTACGTGTAAACTTCGACATCATCAGTATGACCACCTTGAGTTTCATCAATACCTGTGTTCGGGTTGTCTTTTGGTATTTCAAAACCAAGTACATCCCTATTTATCAATTCCTTTGTAACTATTTCTAGGACGTTACCATTTCCATCTCTGTTAACGACATACCTATTTAATGGATAGTTTTTAATACCATCCTTACCCATAAACAAGAGTGAATTACCACCAACAATTAAATGTTTAAGTGCTTGGTGTATTACTACTCTGTCATTACTAGCAGCGATGTATTCCATAATCATTCTTTCCATCTTGGAGAATGATAGGTCTAACTCACCTCTAATTTCGGGAGGCATTTCTTCACCTAACTTATCGTCTCTAACTTGTAACTTGAAGAAGCTTGTCTGTGGGGGTAGCGTTGCGAGCATTAGCTTTGCAGCTAAAGTGACAACGCATTTGCTGCCCACTGATTGCCAAGGAATATTTAGAGTTTCGTGTGTAGGTCTTGAAGAAGTATCGTCTTGAATTAAATAAGGTAACGTGAGCTTTGAACATTCAACGGCTTTGTCTAGGAATTGTCTTCGATCTGTTACCAGTTGATTGTATCTCTCACGAGCTAACATTAGTTAAGCCCTCCGTACCCGCCTTGTCCGGTCATACCTGTATTTACTTGCGGCTTCAATTTAATTTTTAAAGCACCAGTTCCCATTGCATTTTCTGCACCAGTCTTCTTACCTTTTTCATCCATAGCTTCTTTTACTTGTGGATTCACATCCTTAATCACTGGATCAGGAGGTGGTGTGGTAGGTGCTGGGGGTAGTGGTGGTGGTGGAGCTGGAGGTAAAGGTGGTGGGGGTGCAACGCTTTTGCTGCCTCCAAATATACACATTAGATTTCGTCCTCTTCTATTGATTTGATGTAGTCAATTACGCTGGCTTGTCCAGCGCGATACATAATTGATTCAATTGTTTCTTTTGGGTGAACTGGTTCCCACCCGAAGTTATCGTCTAACTTTTTTATTAACTCATTAAGTCTGTCGTTGTGCAGCTTAAGAGTATTGAGGGAGATTGACATTTGAGTGTTCAAAAAATGCAGGCATTCTAGCTGCCTTGGTCTGAGAAAATTCTGGTGCTTTGCCTTCGTACATAAGTC